GGGTTAATAGCCCCCTTTGTTATATTTATAGTTATATGCTTATAATAAAAACCGCACAGAGAAATTCCCTTGTTGTAACTGTATCACAGAATTCAACAATAGCAAACCCAGAGTGGTTATTCTCTTTCACACATATTTTTTCAAAGCAACAAGTTAAATTTATTCCAACTGACATCTCTACATCAAAAAGTAGATATGATGAGTTTGAATTTTTTGAAGGACAAGGTGCAGGTGAGATTGCGTTTCCTTTTGAAGGTCAGTATAACTATGTAATTTACCAACAGCCACAGGGTTCAGGAAATCTGAATCCACAAAATTCTGATGGAGCAGTAGAATATGGTACAGCAATTGTTATTGTTGTTTCAGCTGATACCACAAATGATTATTATGTTGAGTTTGTTTCAAATAATGAATTTAACTCCAACTATATCTTTGCTCCAAATGAGTTAAATCCTCCAACTCCAACCGCAACTGTTACTGCGACTAATACTCCTACTCTTACTAACACACCGTCTAACACTGCAACACAGACACAGACCCCTACAAATACTGCTACTCCAACACAAACACCGTCTAACACTGCAACTCAAACATCTACGCCTACACAGACCCCTACAAATACTGCTACTCCAACACAAACACAAACACAGACACAAACTCCAACTAATACAAGAACAGGAACGCCTACTCCAACTACTACAACAACATTAACAGCTACACCTACACAAACAAAAACAGGTACTCCTACTCCTACGCCAACAACAACATTAACTGCAACGCCTACTAATACTCCTACTCCAAGTATTACATCATCACAAACTGCAACACAGACACCAACCAATACTGCAAGTAGTACATCTACACCTACTCAAACACCTACAAATACTCAAACGCAAACACCAACCAATACAGCAACTAATACACAAACTCCAACTGCTACAACAACATTAACGGCAACACCAACTAATACACAAACTCCAACTGCTACAACAACATTAACGGCAACACCAACACCAACTGTTACTGTGACTAATACACAGACGCCAACCAATACTGCAACACAAACTCCAACTAACACCGTAACTAACACACAGACACCTACTAATACATCAACTAATACTCCAACACCTACTAATACATCAACTAATACTCCAACACCTACTAATACTCCAACAGCGACTACACCATTCTTACCATCAAATATTGCTGATATTTACCAATGGTTTGATGCATCTGTTAGTTCTAATATTACAACAAGAACAAGTGGGGGTAATACATTTGTTGAGAGTTGGACAGGAAGAAGTGGTGGTTATTCTGTTAGTCAATCATCTGCAGGACAACAACCTAAATTAGTAGCAGGAGCTTATGGATTACCTTATTCAGGTATAACATTCTCTGGTGGAAATGACCACTTAAGTGGATTAGCTGGTAATGTATTAACTCCAACAGGTAATACAACATTCATTGTTGGTTATGCTCTTAATGAAACAAACGCATTATTGTTTGATGTTCAGGCATCAGGTGGAACATCAGAAACAACAACATCATTGTATATTAACTCTGATGTCACTCAAATGAGAAGTGTGGGCGGTTCTATTAGTAAAACTGGTTGGAGTTCAACATTAAAATATCCGAAGTTATTAGGAGCAACATCAGGTAATACTTCAACAAGAAGTGGTATGATTAATGATTTAGCACAAACATCTACTTCAACATTTACATCAGGAAATAGATATGCAACAATTAGATTCTCAACAGACACAGCAATTGCCCCATCAAATGGTACAATATATGAGGTTATTGTTTATAATAGAGTATTAACTCAAACTGAAGCAAATAATGTATTAACATACTTAAAATCTAAATGGGATTATTCAACTTGGTAAACTATGGGATTAACATTTAATACAATATTATTCAATACGGAATTAGAAGCGATGACATTCGTTTCTCAAATAAACACTTGTAAGGGATTTCCAACAGAAAATGGTGAGACATTAACTTGGCAGGAAGTACCTTATGAACTATGTAGATTTGGTGTTGATAATTCATCATTATTTTTGGGTTATGCTATAACGGTTAAAGATGAGATTTTGAGTTGTATGACACCTATTCAACAAAGTGAAATACTATATCCTGAAGAGAATGTTAATTTATGTTCTTATGTTCCACCAGTGCCATCAGGAACAACAATAAACCAATAACTCTGATTATTCATAACAAAAAGTATATTTATAGATATGGAAGAACAAAAAATTAACGAAGATTTATTTAGAGTATTCAGTGGAGTACAAGCCAGAGTTCCTATAATTGAAGAACAGCCAGGTTATAATAACAGAACGCCATGGGTTTTCTATGGTCCTGCAAACCTTGCTCCTCAAGAGTTAATTCGTTTATACAACAGTTCTCCGACTCATAGAGCGTCTGTAATGTCAAAGTGGTATGGTGTTAGGGGAGAAGATATATCGTTGAAGGATGGGGATAATAATCGTCTTATGATGGCTAATTCATTGGGTGATAGCATCTTTGATGTTTGGAATAAGGCTTGTTTGGATTTTATTTTATATGGTGCATTTAGTTTGAATATTGTGTATAAAAATGATAGAGATTTAGGGTTTGAAATTTATAGCATGGATACCTCAAAATTAAGAGCCGAGAGAAATAACCTTAATGACCATGTAAACAATTATTATTATTCATCTGATTGGGCAAATATTAAAAAGTTTCCACCAAGAAAACTACCATCAATGAATTTTATTGCTGATGAGCCATCTCAAGTATTCTATTACACAACACACTCACCAGGAAATGAATATTATGCCACACCTACCTATTGGGGAGGAGCAACATCTATCAGCACAGAGGTTGAAATATACAATTGGTTTCATTCAAATATTTGTAACGGACTTCAACCATCTTTATTTGTTTCATTAAATTCAGGAATTCCCGCTCCAGAGCAGAGGCAAGAAATCTACGAAACTCTAACTGCGAAATATGGAGGAAGCAACAATCCAGGAAAATTGCTATTGACGTTTGCCAATTCAAAAGAAGAAGCTCCTGAAATTACAACCATTCAACCAAATGGAACTGATAATATGTTTATTGAGTTATCAAAGAAAGTTCAAGAATCTATCTTAACATCACATCAGATTAGCTCACCTGAATTATTGGGTATTCGTACTCCTGGTGCGTTAGGAACACCTGACCATTTAGCAGCACAAAATCACTTTCAACATTTAGTTGTATATCCAATTCAAGAAGAGATTAAAAAAATATTTGAGAAACTATTAAGATTAAGAGATAACAAACCTGCCGAGATTGAAATTAAACAATTCCAAATGGTTACAGTTCCTGATAAAGCACCGATTGAAACGATTGATGAAAATAAGGATGTAGCCGTTGATGAATCAAAAAATGAAACCATAGTATAATATGTCAGCACTAATTCCTCAAAATGTCTTACTGATTAGTGAGACCAAGATTAAAAACTTTACGGACATTGACCAAAATGTTTCTTCAGCTGTTTTATTGCCGTTTATTTCCGTAGTTCAACAAACAAAATTAGAATACATCATAGGTGGAAAATATTATTTACAAATATTAGATGGTGTAATCAATTCAAACTTGAGCACCAATGATACAAACTTTTTAGAATACTTTGCACAACCACTTTTATTATGGGCTGCTTATTCTGAATGTTTACCATCGGTATGGGGCAGAATTAAAAATAATGGTATTGTAAATGGTGCTGAACAATCTGTTACCTTAAAAGAGATGCAATGGTTTACCGAGAAAGCGTCAGAGAGGTCTCAATTCTTTGAGCAAAGAATGATTGAACAAATCATTTGGAATTCAAGCTTATATCCTGCGGTATTTAATTTTTCAACGCAGAATGGAATGCGTCCACATTTGGGTAAGAACTATTTTAGTGGTGTTGAATTGGGACTTGGTAGATTTTCAGGTTATGATATTGCAACAGGAATGCAGAAAGCGGGTATTGGATATTACGCAGACCCGACTATGGCATGTGTATGGGGAGGAGCTTATTAATTTATTATGAACGAAACTATATTACTATTTTTATCTAATGGGTTGACTGCTGTTGTTGCGTGGTTTGCTTCTAAAAGAAGAACCAATGCCGAGACGGATTCAGTCGTATTGAAGAATTTGGAATTGTCTATAAATTTATATGCACAAATTATAAGAGATTTGAAAGAAGAAATTGAATCATTAAATATTAAGATTCAGGAGTTGGAGAAAAAGATAGATATTCTTCATCAAGAGAACAAAACATTAAAATCAAAAGTTAAGTAATGGCAATTCCATCAATAGAAAAAAACGAAGATAATGAGCTTCCAGAAGTATTTGTTTTAGTTCCTAAAAAAAGTGAGAACAGAGGTAAATATCTTCAAAGATGTGCCTCTCATCCAAAGATGAAAGAACAATTTTCTGATAGAAAAGAAAGAGCTGTTTTTTGTCTTACCAGTTTCAATGAATATTACAAGTGGTGGGTTAAGATAGATAAGTTTGGTGAAGAGGATACAAAGGGTACTGCTCTTGGAGATTGTATTGCCAATAAGAAATCTCAAGGATTAGATTACAAATCAGCCTATGCCAGATGTGCATCCAAAGTTGTGGCACCATCAGGTACTATTGTTCTATCTGAAGATGAGGACAATTTAATTATTGAACCAGTTGCTATGGAAGGATTGGAAGATACTCCGAAAGAAAACTCAATCAATTAGAAAAATAAAATATTTGTTGATTACCAAGATACTATTATTTATAATTGAGATGTGCGGGTGATGCTGTTTTTATTTTTTACTCCCATTTTATCTATTGTTATTCATCCGCATTGAATGATTATATTAGTCAGGACCTAAAAAATCCTGACTTTTTTTTGCTTTATGCTTGACCTAAAGGTAGGTATAGGTTATATTTAAGTATAAAAACAATATAACATTATGGGACAAATTAAAAGATTATTAGAAGATTTATTAGAAGAGGATGTATACACATTCCCTGATGACTTTGACATGGATTATAAATCTGTTAGAGAGAGACAACTTGAAGCGGAGTATGCTGCTTATGAAGAAATGTTGGCAGATACAAAATAAAATATTAAATTTGTAAAAAAATTATGGAACAGAGTAACGCAATGGAACAACAAAATAGAGTACACATGAAAAAACAAGAATCATTTCAAGAGAAACCTTTGGGGTTTGATAGAACCCAATTGTATAAGGAGTACATGGAGCCACAGATTAGAAGACAGTCAGCATTAAAATCTGCGGTGTCTTTAATGGAAGCGCATGAATTAAAATTATCGGTTAATGATTTATTGTTACTGACAAAAAGAATTGACCAATATATTGAAACAGGTAATTCAAGTTGGTCTTCTCAATTTGACTCTTATGTTAAATTAAAATCAGATGAAAAATTAGAGTTCTTAAAAATTAAATAATATGAATATTCAATTCTTAAAAGACACTTCAACAGCGGTTATTAATGATAATCCTGTTGATACCTTTTTGGTATATCGTGATGGTTATAAATTACCAACATTATCTGGTGTTGAGTATTTAGATTTTGAAAAATTCAAAACAAAATATTCTGAACTTCACATCAATAAATTAATCGTTGTTGGTCTTAATAGAATTATTACTCCATCAAATAGGTGTGATATGGTTAATGATTTTATTCAAACAATGACAAGAAATATAACCAAAGTATCAATTGATTTGGTGCCATTTATCGGTGAGCCTTGGAGATTGTGGTACCACTATGATGTAACCAATAATGAGAGGTTTGGTTTACCTCATGGATTTGCTGTGGAAACAGAATGGTCTAAATGGTTTTATCGTGAACAAAATGATTGTAGATTATCTGGTGATAATATTAAAATGTTTATAAGTAATACTTATTCTGATTTGGATTTATTAACCACAAATTTTATATTTCAAGAACCATCAGAAGTTGAGTTGTCTTGGTATGAAAATGTTAAATCAATTATGTTTGAAAAATATGATACACCAAGATTATTGATTAACAATATTCTTAAAGAATCTAATAAACATTTTGGGTTAGATATTTCTTATGATTCATTTAGAACGAATAAAGAAATAACATTACCTGATTTACCAATCTATCAATTTATGGTGGAAGAAAATAAACGAAGAATGAGTATCTTTAATAAAATTATTAGATGAAAGTTTACAACCCAAATATAAATGTTCTCGAAGCGGCGAGAGAAAGAATCTCAATGTTGTTTGATAATTTTGAAACAATAAATGTTTCAATATCATCAGGTAAAGATTCTACCGTTCAATATTATCTTGCGCTACAGGAAGCAATTAAAAGGAATAGAAAAATAAATGTATTTTTTTTAGACCAAGAAGCCGAGTATCAGAATTCAATTGACATTATTAAAATCTCAATGACACATCCTAATGTTATTCCTCAATGGTTTCAAGTTCCATTGTATATGACCAACTCAACAAGTTATTCTGATTATTTTTTATATGCTTGGGGAGAGGGTGAACAATGGATTCGAGAAAAGGATGAGATTGCTATTAAAGAAATTAATGAAGATTATCCAAAAAGATTCTATCAGTTTTTTCCCTGGTATGAAAATAAGAATCCAAATGCAGCATATCTTGTTGGTTTAAGAGCAGAAGAATCGATTACAAGATATAGAGCAGTTACAAAATTTGATGGATGGAATGGATTGAAGTGGAGTACGATGAGTGGTGATGTTAAAAAGTTTTATCCCATTTATGATTGGTCTGTATATGATGTATGGAAATTTATTTATGATTATGATTTACCTTACAATAAAATTTATGATTTGATGTATTGGGATAATTATTCCATTTATTCAAAGATGAGAGTATCAAATCTTATACATGAAAAATCTTATAAATGCTTGGTTGATTTACCTAAATTTGAACCAGATACATTTAATAAATTATCAAAAAGAATATCAGGTATTTCAACTGCTGCCAGATATGCTTCAGAAAAATTAATGTTTAACAATAAAACTTTACCTATGCATTATGAAAATTGGGAAGAATTTCGTAACTTTCTTTTATCAAACATTCCAAATGATGAACACAAACAAAAATTCATCAATAGATTTGATAAGCAAGAAAAAAATGAAAGAACCTATAAACTACAAGTTGGTCAATTATTGATTAATGACTTTGAGAATAGTCGTTCCTTTGATACAAATAAAAATGAAAAAACAATTAAATTAAAAGAAAAATGGATGCAAATCTTGTAAATCACAAAGTAATGGAAACTCAAGTTGTTTCCATAGATAAACTATTCGCAAATGATTATAACCCCAACAGAATGCCTGATGTGGAAATGAATCTATTAAAAGAATGTATTGTCAAATATGGTTTTTTATTTCCAATTGTAACAACTTGGGATGAGGATAGACAGATGTGGAGAATCATTGATGGTTTCCACAGATATGAAACATTAAAAAGAATTGGTTCAAAAACAGCAGCGATTGTTGATTTGAAAGTTTCTTATCATGATGCGGTACAATTAACCGTTCTAATGAACAGAATTAAAGGATTACATCAGGTTGAAAGAATGTCTGACTTGGTTGTTAAGTTGGAAAATTTAGGTCTTGAAGATTCGGAGATATGTAATAATCTTGGAATGGAGCCTGAAGAATATTTAAGATTAAAACAACAATTGGGTATTGCACAT